GGTGCCGTCTCCGAAGCGAAGCTCAAGGAAGCCGTCGGGATTCTGCCGGACCCAGTAGCCAAGGTCTTGGTTCTGGATGAGGGCAGGATAGAGGTAATGGGTTGCCTGCTCGCCGCCAACCGTGACCTCAAGCTCATCGTCGCCGCGGTTGTAGATCGCGCTCTTCTGCGGAATGACGAAACGCTCGAAGGCCCGACCCGAGGTCAAGCCGAGCAGCACGTCAATCTTCGCTTGACCCTCAACGACCGTCGCGGAGACGGAAGTATCTCCCCCGGGGATGAGCACCTCGGTCGTCGTCTCGAAGAACGCCGTACCTTCGGGCCCAGCACCAGAGAACCGCGTGAAGCGCGGGATGAGCAGGTCATCCGCAAGGGGCGCATCCAGCGTCAGCGTGACGATGGCCTCGGCAGGCGTCGCGCGCTGGGCCATGTAGCCCAACCACTCCGCGAACTGACGAAGGACCTCACGGTGCGGCGTCTTGGTGGGCGCCATGTCGCGGAAGGTCGCGTCAGCCCGGTAGTGGAGATGGTCGGCGAGGTACGACAACTGCTGCAGCAGCACGATGCCGAAGTCGTCGCCTTCCTTGTACGTCCACTCAGGGAGGAGGGACGGGATCATGCGCGTCAGGTCCGCGAGGATCGACTGATACTCGCGGTTGAGCCCGCCGACCTGCATGTTGGGGGGGAGGTTGTTGATCATTGTCCGCTTCCTACCGCCACGCGCAGGACAGTTTCCTGCTCGAGGTTATTGTGGCGCACCCCAACATCAAGGGTAATCACCCCCTTGCCCGGGTCTTCCTTCTTGCCGACCGTGATGATCTGGGCTCGAGGGCAGCAATCTCGCACCGCGGTCCTGACCTCATCGACGATGAAGACGCCGAGCGCGGGGACGGGGCTGAAGAGGAACCGGTCAACACCCGCGCCCCAGTTGCCGAGCATCACCCGCGCGCCTTTGCCGGTCAGCAGGCACTGCGTGACGCCCTGGCGAATGGCCGAGTCTCGGTCCTCGTTGGTCGCCTCGCGCTTGAAGCCGCCGACGCTAGCCACACGGCCAGCCTCGAAGCGGAAAGGGAAGCTCATTCCGACGTAGAAGCTCATGACTGAATCCCCCGAGTGATGACCTGGCAGTTTGCCAGTCGAACCCGTATGGCTTCCAGTTCGCGCGCCAGCTTCTGCCGCTTTCCTTGCGAGCGATTGAGCTCCTCAATCCACTCGGGAAGCTCCATCGCCGCCGCAATCCTGATGCTCTCAGGGCCGGTGGAGATGGCGTCTCGAAGCTCGGTGACGACCTGAACGTGCCAGTCCTGATCCTGCTGCGCCTTGGCGACTTGGGTCCGAAGATGGTCAAGCTCGCGGCGCAGGACGTCCTGCCGCTGCAGTCCAAAAGCCTCAGAGAGGGTCTTCCAATTCATCACGTCAACCTCCGAGGTTCTGGAGTTGCACGACGCCGTTCTCGATGCCGGCGATACGAGCACCCAAGAGTCGCTTCAAGATTTCGTAGTGGGCCACGGGATTGCCCGTGGCGAACAGCAGGGTGATACCTGCCGTCAGCTTGTACTTGGGCTGATTGGAGGAGTTCAGCAGCGCCTGCTGAAACGCCTCTGTGCCGCCATCCGGCGAGTAGACGCCCAAGATGGCGGCGCGGGGGAGAATCTGGGCGAGGTTCGCCAAGAACCGCGCAACCTTCTCCACCTCCTCAAGGACCTGCTGGATGTAGACCGCCCGCTCACGGAGAACTTCCGCGAGGTTCTGCAGCCCACGCCCAATGCCCGCGACGTTACTGGACAGGCTGTTGGCCAAGCTCTCAAGCAACTCGATGGCGCGCGTGAGGGGCGGCACAAGGTCGGTCCAGTTGGTGCGGTACCAGTCCCAAGGAACGCCCTGCGAGTTGCGGTCCTGTCGCGGCAAGGGGTTGTTCTTGGCCTTGTTGAACTCGAACTTCAGGTCAGCCAAACGGGACCACTTGTTGATCTGGTCTTGGGAGAACAACTCCCCGAACACCTTGATGGTGCTACGGAAGTCCTCCCAGTTGTTGGCGCCCACCAAGATCGTGAACGAGAAGAACCCTGCGCCCGCGCTGAACTCGGGGCGATTTGGGTCCCGAAGGTCGGTCAGTGAAGCGTTCACGTCGCTCAAAGCCGTCTGAACCGAGTAGGGGTACAGCAGCGAGGACCAGTTCTTCGGGAGAATGGGGAGCGCGTAGATGTCCGTGTTGCGCAGGTCGTTCATCAACGCCGCGAACTGGCCAAGCGCCGCACCGAAGATGCCGCGAATCGGGTCATCCGCAAGGATCGACTCGATGACCCGGACGGCCTGGCCGACGGTATCGGCTGCGTCAGCAACACCATTCAGCCCATCGGCGATGGACTCCAACGCCGACAATTGCTCGGCAAGGTCGTCGTAGAAGTTGTCGAGTCCTTGCCAAGACTCCCACTTGCCAGCGGCTGCGCGTGCGACGGCCATTACAGTGCCCTCAGGTTCGTGGAAGCCACTGCCGCAATTGCCGCGGGTAATCCGCCAGCGAGTTGTTCGCTGGGCTTGGCGTTGAATTCAGGGGTAACAGTATGCGTGTGCACCAAGATAAGGCCGAGTGCCTCAACAACAGCCGCCGCCATCGCGACAGGCAGCCCGACACCAACGGGGGAGATGTCGACGCCGGCAGCCGACAGCCGGAGCTGGGGCAAGCCTACGGCAGTCGAGAGGTTCACGCCGGTCAAGCCCGTGAGGTTGGCGCTATACGACGAGAAGAACGCCAGGCTGCCCAAGGACGACATCGACACCGAGGTCGCGCTCAAGTTGTAGGCGTCGCCCACCGTGACCTCGAGCCCACCAATGTGGTCGAACCGAGTGCGGCCTCGAGCCTTCATCTGGATTGCCGATGCCTCGAACATCAGGTCAAGGCGCGACTGGAGTTGAATCTCCTTGGCCAAGAGCACCAAGCGGCCCTGGATGTCCTCGATCTTGTTCTTGCCGACCGACTCCAAGCTGTGGCCGTCGACACGGACGCGCTCATCGCCACCGATGCGAGTCGTAGCCGCGTCAGCGACCTCGGTCCACGACTTTGTCCACCGCTCGGTCTTGACTCCCGCGTCGTTGATCTCGATGCCCGCCCCAGTCGGATGATGAAGCTGAGCGCGGGCAGAGCCTGGGGTGTCGTCGAGCTCAAAGACGAAGCCCGAGGTCGTCTTGATGACCCTGTTCTTGCCGTACTGCCCCGCGTTCGCGGAGTTGGGCAAGGAGACCTCGATCTTCTCCTTGTTCTCCGTGTTACGAACGGCGCGCGAGGCGATGTCGACCACCCGCATCGAGGTAGCGGGGTCGGGGACGGTGAACGGGGTGCCCACCTTGAGGAACACGGACTCATCATCCACGCCCATGGAGGTCGGAGGGGCCGCGGATGCGCCGTTGGACTCCAGCACAGGCCCGCCTGTCTCGTAGACCAAGTCGTAGGTCACGTCCTCGGACGAGTAGACGCACTGGACCCAGATGATGGAGCCGACCGGGGGAATGGCCAAAGAACCGACGCCGAGACCCTGACCCGTCTTGGCTTCAATCCAAGGGGAAGGAACAACGTCGCCAGTTTCAGGGTCCGCGAACATGTCTGGGATGCTCGCGCGAATCCGCCCCCGCTTCTCAGGGTCGTCGATGTGCGTAACGACTGCCCGCATCAACCCGTACATCAGAAGCCTCCGGTATCTGCGGGGAAACCTGTGTCACCAGGGTCTATGGAAACGCCAGCAGATTCGTCCGCCGCCGTATCGGGAACGGGTTCTGTGGTAGGCGGCTGGGGAACATCAACGGGGACCTCGAAGCTCGACACCTCAATAAGGTTGGGGTCAATCGCCCCCGAGGCGTCGGTGGAGAAGTACGGCAAGGAGAGCGCCAACGGTGTGCTGGGAAACGCCTTAGAGGCCTCGGCGATAACCTCCTGTATCGTCTTGGCCCTTGCAGCTTTTTGAAGAGGTCGGCAAATGTGCGTCGTCTTCAGCCCGCCATCTTTGGTCAAGCTGAGTTGCGTCTCCTCGATGCCGTAGACCCCATCATGCGTGGGCGTCCCAATCACCTGAACAATCTTGCCAGGGTCCAAGAACGGAGCGCCTGGATTCAACGTGATGGTGAGCTTGGTCTTGATTCCCGCGCTCAGCACAATGCCGGCGACTCGGGACGCTTCCATGTCCTTGGTCGACACGGTTGAAGGTGGCGCGGAGCGCGTCTCGGTCTGCACAGGAAGTGCCGAACTCGGGGTGTCCGAGGTTTGCTCGGTGCTCAGTGCCACCACGTCGAGGGTATTGGGATCGATTTGCCCATTGGTCTCTCGGAACGCTGGGAGCGACAAGGTAAGGACCTCCTCCTTAACCTTCGCCTGCTCTTGGGCGCCTTCCTTGTTGATCTTCTGCGTGACCGAGACCCGAGCTGCAGAACGCTCGTCGCTGACTTGGATGGAGCTGGCCAAGTAGTCCCATTTGGTCCGGTACGCATTCCCGTCAAACCCGAACTTCTCGGGGCTCAGGTGAGGGCAGTACCCAATCACGATGTCGCGCGATTGCTCGAGCTTCGAGATGTCGACAAAGTCGTTGATGATGCTCTGGATGGTCAGGATCGTCCGAACCTGCCCCTGTTTTGTCGCCCACTTATCCTCGTTGCCGTCAGAACCCTCACCAACGAACTCGTAGGCGTACGGGTTCATCTCCCCGGGGGTGCTGACCTCCGTCGAGAGCTTGAGGTTGGCCCCATAGAGTCCAGAAATTCGCTCCAAGAAGTTCAGCGTGTTCTCGCCTGAATGCTGGGCGATCTGCTGAATCCGCGAGTTAACCGGCAGGCTGCCATCGATCCGCAGCGTCACACCGAACTCGTTGGCTACACCCTTGGCGATGTCGAGCAGGGTCTTGTCGGTGTAGACGCGAGGGCGGCGAGATTCGAGCATCCGCAGGGTCCGTCCGACCATCCCGTTGAGGGTGACCGTCCAGACACTCGACTCGTACTTCCACTCGACCGTCTCAATCTTGTAGCCGGCGACGCGCGAGAACTGCTTAGGATCTGGGCTGGTCCGCACGCCTGCGCCGCCCACCCAGAACGACACAGCGCCCTCATACCCAAAGCCCACCGTCAGCATCGGCCGGGCGTCGAGGTAGAGAAGTTGGGCCATCTTGCGGGCTGATGCTTCGTCAGGAATCAGGAACACGATTCGAGCCGCGCCGACCTTAGGCTTTCCCTGAGGATGCTGTCGCGTGATACGCGAACGGCCCAGTGTCAGCGTCATGTCGACACTCTGGAGCAGGTCGGCAATGCCGAGCTCTTGGATGAGCACACCGTTCCACAGGATGGCGGCGCGCGGCCGTTCCTGCCGGTACTCTCGCGGCTCTGGGAGCTTGGCCTTAGCCACGACCGACTTCCACTCGAGGAATCCGCAGCTTCACGCCAGATGGCAGGAACTGCGGGTCAACATCAGGGTTCATCTCGGCCAGGATGTTCCACAGACGAGAATCGCCCAAGAACTCGAAGGCAAGACGGTCGATACGGTCGCCATCGTGGACCATGTACTCGACGTACTGATCCGTGTTGACGAGATAGGCTTGGTCCAGAAGTTCGCGCGGCTCGAACTCGTCACGAGTCGAGAAAGGCGGCGAGGCCTTCTGAATATCCTGCGAGGTGTATCTGGAGAAGGTGCTCATGGCGTCGACATGTTGGGTTCTTGGTTGAAGTACGCGCGACGACCACCAATGTCGATGTACTCGCGACCAGACTCGTCCTTACCCACGCCGCCGCAGAGAATCTGCTGGGGCTTCTTCCTGACCGGGGGAATGACCCGCTTGGGGCGGAAAGGGTCGATGACCGTGAGCGGGATGTAGACCTGCATCTCCACGCTGGCGGAGACCAACTGTGGAGTCCCTGGCTGATCCGCTGAGAATCGCTGAACGCTGGGAGAGGTGAACATCTCTGACTTCAACTGGACGCTGTTGATGACGATGGGAACGGCATTCTCCGCGCCGCCCCAGTGCAAGTATAGGTCGGCTGGAGGAACAGCTACGCCAGTACCATCGTGGCCGACCATGTACGCCTTGAAGAACTGCCGGGCCTGCTCGGCGAGCGCAACCCTGCGGTTACCAAGGATTCTATCGACGGGGTCGGTTGGTTTGGAGGACCATAGGAAGGCGTCGCAGAACCAGAGCTCAACCGAAAGGCTAACTCCCTTCGCACCCATCTTCTGGAAGGCAGGGTAAGCCCGACCTGGTGTGCTGTCCGAGGCGAGCGCGGATTCGATCTTCTCGTTGAGGAACTCGGGGTACCGCGAGAAGAACAGTGCGTCGCCGCGAGAGTGGTCGATGGGGTCGAGCGCGTAGATGGCGCCCTTAGCTGCGCCAGGGTAACCGAACTTGGGCTGCGGTATAGGCGCGGTCCAACCCTTTGTGTTCCGGTCGATGAACTTGTTGCCGTTGCCGTTGGCAATGTCGTTTTGAACGCTGGCAACTATGGCCTGGGTCTCGGTCGCGGCGTCCCAACGTGTTGCCAGGCCGAGGTCAACCGTAAACTTGGATGGTGTGGCCAAGGTTATTGCTCCGGGTTAAGCGACATGATGGGGGGGTCGGCAGGCGAAAGCTGGAGATTCCGAAGAGCCTGCACCAGAGCCTGTTGCCCATTCTCTGTGGCGGCTTTGGCGAGGAAGGCTTTGATCGGATCTACGAGCTCTGGAATCCGCGCCATGCTCTTCTTATCTTCGCCCACAGTGCTCAAGAACGCCTCAATTAATGGGTTCTTGTACCGGGCCTCAGCCGAGATGGCGGGATTGTAGCGGCCTTGCTCATCAAGCTGGGCGATTGAAGTTACCGCCTCTGGCCGGGCCCTAAGTTTTTTCTCGTACTCAGCGAGTTCAGCCTGCTGATCGGGGTCAAGGCTACGACGTTCAGCCCCAAAAATTCCTCGCAGGATCGTCGTCGCCAAAGAATCAGAACTGGTTAGCAGTTGCTTCTTCCTACGCTCAACAAGCGCAGCAATCTCTGGCTCAGACCCAGGCCTAAGTCGTTCCGTCACCGGGACCTGGTTAAGTTTGAGCCTAAATTCGTTCCTGCCGAAAAATCCGGCGTTCGCCATGGCTTCATCCATGGTTTTAGCCCCCTGCTGCTCCATGAAATTCCGACGTAGATCTACCTCAGCCCCGCCTGTTGGAAACTCCGATGAGAATGGGGCGTACCCACGCTGAGCGCGGTTGAGATTCGTTACCTGATACGCGCTGTACAATTGATCTGGGCCGAACGTGCCACGATCACCCTTGGCCCCCTTGTAGTCTGGTGAGGTGAACAAGGTGCGAAGAAGTTTGGGCATCACCTCTTCGATGATCCGCTTCTCGTCCACCTTGAGGGCCTCGAGCTGCGCCGGAAGCTCAGGACTACCTGCGTACTGCTTCGCAACAACCTGCCGACGAGCTTCGTTGTAGAACTCTCCGGCCTTGGTTGGGTCACCACCCCCGGCAATGAAACGAGCCACTGAGGCTGCAAGTGGGCCCGCCTCGGCGATGTCGAACATCTGCCCACGGTTCAATCCAGTTACTTGACCACTGGCCCCAATACCGAGCTTGCCAGCGGCCAAGGCCTCGAACATTGATCCAAGTGCCCGCTCTTCTTTCTGCGTGCGGGCCTTATTCTGACGGTCAAGGTAATCCGAGAAGTCAGTGACTGCCTTGTAGGCGGCCTCAACGCCAATCCCGAAAGAAGCTAGAGCGGCAATTGCTATCCCGAGGGTTGCCCCAAGTGGACCAGTCAAGAAAGAGGCAAGACCAGAAAAGGCTCCGGCGAGGCTGCCTGACGCCGCTGTAGTAGTAGCCATCGAGGCAGATACAGTTCCGATGATAGCCTTTGCTTGGAAAAGCGCCTTACCAACTTGGTACACGCCGTAGCCAGTGGCCCCAGCCGCGGCGATTCCACCCAAAGCCCCTAGTGTGTTCAGACCAGCACTGGAGCCGGGCGTGTACGCAGCACCAACTCCAGGATCCGGGGTGATAATGCTCGTAAATTTATCCAAGATTGTCTTAGTTACGGAAATAAATGCGTCCTTCATCGGAAGGGCCGCAGTCCCGAGCGCGATCTTGAACCGCTCCAACGAGGCGTCGAAGCTCTCGCCAAGCATCTTTGAGGTTCGACGCAGCTCACCCGCAAGACGGCTTGCCTCGCCCGCAGCACCAGAGAGACCGATACGTAGGAACTCGAAAGCGGTACGGGCATCCGCCGCCCGCATACCTTCGAATGCTGTCCCCTTCGTTTTCTCCATGGTCGTCTCAACCATCCGGTTGACGGCCGCGAAGATGGCGCCACCACGAACACCCGTTAGCTTGAACTCCAACTGCTCGCGCTCAAGGCCAAGTTGCTGCTTGAAGACCTTGTCCAGAGACTTGGGCTCGTACTTGACCCCAGCGGCTTTCGCCGCGGCTTTTTCCTCCGCGATTCTCTCAGGTGACCGGTAGTATTTGGACGCTTTCCCCTTTGCGACCTCTTCCAACTGGTCGTTGAGGTCAAGGAACACGTCCATCATCGGGCGGCGCTTGCCCTCTGCATCGACCGGACGCACCCCGAGCTCAGACAGGATCTTCTGGGACTCAGGCTTCACCAGCGAGAGGAGCGCGTTACGGGTGATCGTACCTGCCTTCGACGCCGTCTTGGCGATAGGCATGATCGACCCGATGACCAGCAACGTCTCCTCAAGCGACTGGCCTGATTGAACCGCGGCTTCAGTCGCGTAACCGAGGGCGTCACGGATGTTGCCCACGGTCATCGGGAACTGGTTCGCCGCCTTCACCGCGGTATCAAGCGCCGCCCGCATATCCATTCGGAGAGAGCCGAATGCGCGCTCCAACGAGATGCCAAGGTCGGCAGCGGACTGTTCCGTGAGCTCGCCTGCCGAGGCCAACATGACGTCAAAGATGGCCGCGGTGTTTTCGACCATACTCGACTTTGAATAACCCGCAGCCGCCAACTGCTTCATACGCTCCATGGCGGCAACAGGCATCACCTCGCCTTGGGTTGCCCCGTACTTGGCGAGGTACTGATTGTAAAGGACTTCACCCGCCGGGCGTCGCTCACCAAGAAGCGCGCTCACGCTTCGCGAGGAGAACTCAAAGTTCTCTGCCGAGCGCGTGGCGTTCAGGATGGTCTTGATGGCCTGGAACGTCATCGCCAAGCTGGCGACCGACTGAGTGATTGCCCCAATCAACTGGCTACGCAGAGCTCGAGCTGCCTCACGCGCTTCCATAGCCAAGCTCTTCTGGGCATCACGAAGCCGCGTCGTCTCTTGGATCTCTCCAGCCTTTGCGTTGATGAGCTTCTGCCGCTCAGTGACCTCCCTAGCAAGCTCCGCCTTGATCTTGTCCTTTTCCCCACGCGCCCCAAAAATTGCCTCACCGGCCGAGGACAAGGCTTTCGTCGCCCTGTCGATTTGGGCCAAGATCATACCTTGGCGCATGTTGTGGCGCGTGGCTTCCTGCGACATCCCCTGGGCTGGGACGACTTTGCGGGTGGCTTCAAGACGAGCAGCTTCGGCCTCAGCCGCGGAGATTCTCTGCGCCCGCTGCTGCTGAGCGTCGTTGAAGCTCGTGGTCAAATGCTGACGCGCTGCGGAAATATTGTACTTTAACCCCAAGGACTCAAAGGCCAGATCAGCGGAGTGTTGCTGCAGCGAGACGCGCTGTCGAACACGTTCTCTTTGAGCTTCTGTGAGAGTGGAGCTACCCTCAAGGCGCGCTTGGACTCTCGTAACTTTCTCGCGCTCAGTCTCAAGCTGCCGCTTCAGCCTTTCAGATTCAATCTTGAGCGGTTGCGATTTAAGGTTGGCCTCGGCCGCGAACTTCTGGGCTGCTTCCATCGACTGGAAAATGCCCTGGGTTTTAAGTGCAAGACGCTCTTGGGTCGCCTGTCCCTTCGTGATCTGGCCAGCTTTCTGGCGCGCTGTAATCTCTTCAAACTTAGCTTTATTGGTGGCTGCGTCTACTACGCCAGTTTGAAAGCCTGCGGCACCTCTTCTTCCCGCAGATACGAGTATGCTCGCCCCTCGGATGTCGGCGTCGATTTTCGCCTTTGCTGCGCTGAGCTCACGAACCTTAACGGCGGACGCCTCAAGCGCCGCCATATCTCTCACATAATCCTTGGGCAACCGCTTTTTGGCGGCATCTGCCGCGTCCATCGCCCTCAAGTCTTTGAGGCGGGCGTTTGCGGATTCTTGGCCCAATCGAATCTGCGCGAGTCTATTCTGACTCTCCGGTAGGACGTCACGCACAGCAGCGCGCTGCGCCGTAGTGGCGGCGCGGCCTGCGGTCTGCTCCAGGCGAATCAGCTCCTTCTGCTTGTTGATTTGCTCATCAAGCGTCCGGTTGAACTGAACGGCTTCGCGGTACTTCTTGCTGTACGCCGCGTCGCCCTTGGGAGCCTGGTCTTGGACCTCTTTCAGCCGCTCCTTTTGCTTCTTGATTTCATCATTGAGAAGCCGCTGTGCGCGTTCCTGCTCACGAATGAGCTTGTTCTGGGCAGCCGTTGCCTGCGTAGCTGCGCGACTAGCAGCATCGTTGGCTTCGCGCATTCTTGATACGTCGGCGTTAAGGCCGCGGATCTTGCCCTGCATCTGAGCAACAGCCGCATCGTGCTGCTGCGCCATTTGGCGGAAGCCGCGCGAGGCATCGTCCGTCGTGACGCGCACGCCGATGGAGAGCGTGTGCTTCAGGTTGCCCATGAAGCTCATTTGCGCGCCCCCTCAGAGACCTTCTTGATTATCGTGTCGCGAAGGTCGCGGATTCGGCTGATGAACGTCTTTCGCACAGGCTCCTCCATGTCGACGACTTCATTGTACGACCACGGAAGGTAGGGCAGCGAGAGAATCGGGCCTAATCCACCGCCAACCAACTGGCCGGCCGTGCAGAGCTCGAGGACGTCCTCGATCAGCTCTTTTTCGGCCCCTTCACGGCGAAAGGGATGAGCCACTCGTCAAACTGCAGGCCACGCGTCTGCTGGTGCTTGCAGGTCGGACAAGCGAGGATCACCTCAGGGTCCGGCTGGGGAAGCTCAATCTTCCCCGCCGCCGCCTCAAACGCGTCAAACACGTCGAGGTCAAGTTCGCCAAGCTCTCGGGCAGAGATGCCCTTGCCTGTTTGGTTCCAGTCGACAATGAGGGTCGAGTACAACTCGAACTGCATGTCGCCGAAGCCAGAGCCGTCCTTGGGGAGGTTCTGCAGCTTCTTCTGGGCGACACGCATGTCGTTCAGGGTCTGGAGTGCGACGGTGGCCTGGTAGTCAGCCCCCTTCGCGCTCTTGAACTTGATAGTGCTGACCGCACGGCCATCAGCCGAGAAGCTGATGACCGCGTCGGTGCCGATGATGGCGACGTCCGCGGCGTTGACGCTGTCGTCAAAGCCAGCACCGCAGGACTCGCAGACGTTGCGGAGCAGGTTGAGCCGACCTTCGTCGATCAACTCGCTCATGCAGAGATGGATGTAGTCGCGGTCGGACACCGTGAGCTTTGACACCAAATCCGCAGGGGGATTGTCGATGGTGCCGATCTTCGAGACGACGTGAACGAGCGCCGTAATCTCGATGTCTGCCATGCCGGACGTATTGGGCCGGTTGGAGAGCTCTTGGCGGAGACGACCACGCGGAACACGAAGCTCAAACGTGTCGAGCTTGGTGTTCCGGTGCATGATGCCGACAGGCAGGCGATATTCGCGCATTTCTCATTCCTTCCGGTTCGAGGCTGACTCAGCCGAGGTCCGGGGTGGATGGTGGTGGACCTTACCGGATGTCGTTGAGGTCCAGGGCGGGGAACTGCTGGAGGATGGGGCCGTAGCCGACCAGCGTGCAGGTCACCGTGCCGAGCTCAGTCGACAGGCCGGTGAAGTTGCTCACGGTCAGCGAGCTGATCCAAGCGTTCCGCAGGCGCCACTGCTTGATGAGCTGCGCGCCGACGGGGCTCTCCACCGCGTTGGGCGTACCCTGGCGGTCGTAGAGGGAGATGATCACGTCCTCACGGAGGAGCTCGTCGCCGAGCGCCGTGTTCTCCTCGACGCACGCCTTCCACCGCTCAAGGTAGTTCGAGCGGTCGAGGCCCTTCACCAGCGTGATGGTCGAAGCCATCGTACGGCCGGGGATCTGGTCCTCGAAGAGGTCGTTGCCCTGCTTGTGCTTGATGGCTTCGGTCGTCCGCTCGAGGCCCTGGACCTCTTGGAAGCCGACCTGACCCTGGGGAATCCAGCGCCCGCCCACCGTGTAGACATCGAACCATGCCGTGACGACAGGACGGGTCGCGACGCCGTTAGCGAAAGTTGCCATGTGAATGCTCTCCTGAAGCTCAGATGTTGTTGGCGACCGTCAGGCCACCGGCCGAAACCGAGAGCTGCATGACGATTTGCTCTGCCTGCGTAGCGGGGCTGACCGCCACCTCAAGGCCGACCACACCCTGCGCGACCATCTCCGCCGTCGTCGTCTCGCTGTTGCAGCGGACGTAGTAGGCGCGCTTACGGTCGTTGTCAGGGTAGAGGGCGCCCTTCTGGAACTCCTCCGCGAGGATGTTCTCGATGATCTGCTCGACCCGCGGGAACAGGTTCTCGTTGTTCGGGGCAAACACGACGTTCGAGAGACCCGCCTCGGCCTTCTGGATAAAGGCGTTCAGCCAGCGGCGAACGCTGCCGAAGCGACGAACGTCGTTCGTCGAGAGCAGGGTCCGGTCACCGTACAGGCGGATGGTCCCGTCGATGATGGCGAAGCAGCTCACGCCAGCCTCGTTGAGCTGGGCGCGATCCGTCTTGGACGGGTTGTAGGCGAGGCGGATGACGCCGACCGGGACCTGGTTGCCGCAGGAGCCGTGGTCACCGACCACCTTTTGACCCGTCGCGATGAGGCCGCACACCACAGGGCTGCTGGGCGTGAAGATCTCCGAGCGGGGGAGCGAACCGGGCCGGAAGTCCGCGACGTACAGCCAGCTATTGCTGAGCATCGCGAACGACGTGTTCAGGGCCAAGTCGTTGGTCAGGTGGTTGAGGACGTCCGTCGCACCCTGCACGTCGCTCGGGGGGTCGAGAACCCACACGAACGAGCCCTCCTCCTTCGCGCGCTCCACGAAAGCAATCTGGGCATCGGGGCTCGTGACGCCGGGGGCGCAGGCGAGCTTGATGTCCGAGTAGCTGGCGAGGAGGTACGAGCCGGTCGCCGGGGTGGACTCGCCGATGTAGTCGGCGTCCGTGAGCTCCGAGCCGTCGTCGCCGCCGGACAGGCCGACGCCAGCGAGGCAGCGGGGCAGACGGTCGTACTCTTCCTCGGCCGTACCGACCACCACGTTCGCACCGTCGATGATGATCAGGCTCGACTCGCTGCCGGAGACCGGTGCGAACGTCGCAGGGTCACCACCGAGGCGGTACTGGACGAAGTCCTTGTTGGTCGAGATGAGCGAGAGGAAGTCGTGACGGGCAACCTCGGACTCGCCGAGGGAGACAATCGCACCGAACTCCTGGCTCGTGACCAACAGCTTCGCGCCACCCGTGAGACGGGTCGCGACGAGGCTGCTATCAATGTCGCCGCCAGCGTTGACCGTAACGGCCACAAGAGCGTCAGCCGCAGCGTTCGCCTCGATGGCCGTCTTGAGCGTAGCCGCCGTGTAGTAGCCAGCCGTGTTCGAGTTGATGGTGATGGTCTTACCACTCACCGACACGCTGTTGGCCGCAGCCGACGTCGTGATGACGATGGTCACGCGGTTGCCAGTGGGACCGGCGTCCTTGGCCTCAAAGCTCACGACGGCACCATCGTCCGAGGTGTACTTCAAAGCCGCCTTCGTCTGCGCCGGCAGCGTGTAGTCGCCAGCATTGACCGCGGGAGCCGTGAAGTAGACGCGGTTGCCGCTGACACGCTCGACAACGACGTGGCTCTTGGCCGCGAGGCCGCGCGTCGAGTCCGTCTCACAGTGCGAGTAGAGGTAGAGGCTGAGGAGCGAACCCTTGTTCACGCCCTCGGTGGAGTCGAGCAGGATGCTCGTGGCATCGTCCGCAAGGTCCTCGGCCGCGAAGGTCTTGGCGCGGTGCTGCGAGTTGGTCTTGAGGAAGTAGCCCGAACCATCGACGTCGGAGCTCGGCTTCTCGATGATGACTGAGTTCGTGGTCGAATCGACCGCGAGGACCAGCACCGAATCAGCGTAGGGCTGACCCGCCGTGTCGAAGATGTCGACGCGGTCACCCGGGGCGAGCTTCGTGATGTTCGAGACGGGGATGCGCGCCACATCGAGCGACTTAACATTGGCCGCCGTGTTGGGCAGGTCATTGCCGTCAACGTCGATGACTTGCTGCCCAGCCGTGCTCTCGATGCTCTTGAGCACGAGGTTCAGGGCGAGGTCGTTGCCCCACTCGCCGGGGTTCGCGGCGTAGACCGTGAAGATCGGGCTGTTGATGTTGCTGACCACGTCCGAGCTGCTGTCGGCGCCGACGGCGTCCGAGGGAGCAACGCGGAGAACGCGAACCGCAGCGCCGCCATTGGCGAAGAACTGCCAGATGTGCGTGGCGAGGTCCACGTTCGTGCTGAAGCCGCCGTAGGTCGACACGAACTGCGACCAGCTCGTGATCAGGCGGACGTCATTGACGGGACCACGCAAGGCGGAGCCCATCATGGCCGTGAGAGTGCGGCCGGTGTTGATAGGGGCGGCCACCGGAGCCGCCTCTTCGACGCGAACACCAGGGGCGAAGTTGTTGCTGAGTGCCATTTGGGTCTCCAAGGCTGCGGTCGGGGGCTTAGGCCGACCAGAATGGTACTATTGAACTTCGTGGTACGTCCAGCGGTCTGCGAAACTTCCAACACCCATGAAAATCTGCTGAACGCCTTCGAAGTTCTCGTAGATGTTGGAGAAGTACGTCACTCGAACCATACCCTCCCAACAGGCCACGTCGATGCCCTGTGTGAGGACGGCACGGTTCTCTGCGACCATTTTCTCCTCGGTCGTGATGATGAGGCCGGTGTTGGGGGATCTACAGGAACCACGACTGAGTGCGTACCTGATTCTCTCCGCAGTTTCTAGGGCAACTCTCGGCATATCCGTGGTGACCTCCACCTTCACGGGGAACTCCCAGGTCTGGTGGTGCTGACGGACTCGAGTCTTCTTGTTCTCCGCCCCGCGCTTGTAGTCGAACAGGGGTCCGACATCATGGCGAACGGGCTTCGCCACCCCATCCACGTAGAGCTCGAGGGACGGGACCGTGGTGGTCCTGATCATCTCGTCTTGGTGGACAAGCACGATGGGCGGCTGATGTGAGTACTGGATCTCGATCACGTCGCCAATCGTGGGGGCAACGCTGAGCGTGACGGTCTGCCCCGCCACGCCTGCGAAGATGTTCGAGTTCTTGTTCGGGTCCTCGTTCAGGTTGAACACCTTCACGGGAGCCGCGTTGTCGATGGTGTAGTTCGTCTCAAGCGTCACGGTGGGAAGGATTGAGGTCGCCACTTGGTGCATGGTGACCGGCATCCGCACTTCCTGCAGCCGCGCGTTGATGTACTCGTACATGTCGATGGACGGGTTGTACGTCCACTCCAAGTACAAGGAGATGTGCTGGACTCTCGGTGTCCCGAGATTGCCGCGGCTCAACCGGCACCGAAGCGCCATCGACTTGGGGTTGAGTAGTGGCAGGGTCTCGCAGTTGTCGTTGAAGTTCTCGATGGTCGTGTAGGCGCCATCCGCAGGCTGTGCGACCCATGCCGCGCCCGTCCAAGCCAAGAACGTCGCGCCGCCATCCAGAGAAATCTGGAAGGCGCACGCCGCTGAGGCGTCGGTCCCGTTCGGCCAGGTCGCCGTCACCCAGATGCCGAAGACCTCAGTCAGCGCGGACATCGGGATGGCCTGCGTCTGGAACCAGCCCGTCGGCTCGTAGGTTCCCCGAGGATTGAACCGGCTGGGGTCCACACCAATCAACCGCAGGCGAATCCCCTCGCGGTCATAGGCGACGGAAGGAACATCGCCAGCACCCGTCGAGATGGTCGACACCGTGCTGATGCTGGTTCGGTCGAGGATGAACTCAGGCATCGTTACTTCACCGGACGGACGGAGTAGGCGGCTCCGAACTTGTTGAGGCTATCGAAGTCCGTCACACCGCCAATGATCTTCTTGGAGATCACCTCAACAAGAGCCGCGTCAAGGCCAACCAGGGCACTGCTCTGCAGAACCTCTTGCGCGGCACGATTCAGCGCGGGGCCCAAGAAGGGGCGAGCAGGAATCTTGATGACGTCGCTTCCGCCAGTGTTTTCCCCAAGGCCGACTCCAGCCGCCACTTCTTTGGATTTCGCCCATTTGACGATCTCCTCGACGCGGTGCTGGCGGCCAATGGCGACGAAGCCGTTGATCATCTTCCTGCTGACACGAACGACGAAGCCGTTCTCTTGGATGCGGGCAACACCGGCTCGAGGGCCGCGTACACCAAACTCCAGCCCGCTACCGCTGACCTCAGCGAAGAGGCCGTTGAGGAGTTGCCCGGTCTGGTAGAGGGCCGCCTTGCTGTTGTCGCCGACCACCTCACGCAGCCGTAGCGTGATGGGGCTCGGCTTGAGCTTGTCCGGGTGTCGAATGGCCTTGATGTAGTCGCCGGCATGTTTCACCGCGCGACTGCCGACCATCCGAAGAATCGAGTTGGAGTAGGCTCTGAACTCGGGGCTCAGGTTCGCGTTCCGCATCCTACGGAACACATCCATGCTCCGCTGAGGGATGTCCAGGTGAAACTTTGGGAGCGGCATGCCGTAGTGGAACGTGAACATCACGCCGCTCCCTTGAGGTCCTTCAACGACCTCAGCTTGCACCGCACGAGGATTGGACCCACGGTGGGGAGATGACCTCGTGGGTCGAAACCGATGACCTCGAAGTCCTCAGAGACTTGGGTCCCAGCGCGGTCGTAAAAGGCGATCTTCGCGCCCTTCAGAGCCTCTGGGTCCACGCTCCGCTTGAGCAAATCGTCCCGAGCGAACATGACGTAGGCGTCGACGCGTTCCGCGTCTCCCGAGTACTTCGGGTCGACCCGCTTGTTGTTCGCAAATCGGGGTTGGCCGGGAACGACGATGACCTCTCCATAGGCATTGAGCACCGTGGACGCACGAGTTCCGAAGAGCGGATCCTTGGGGATGTCCGCTTTCCGCAACAGGCGTATGCCCACGTTGCTGTTGCCCATGAAGAAGGGTCGACGCATCAGCCCACGCAGAACCAGGACGTGGTGTTCGTGCTGTCGCCGGCCCCCGTGATGCCGTGCAGGCGGATGTACTTCAGGCCGAGGTTGTTGACCGAGAAGTACCCAGCATCACCCGCCGCCAGCGCGGTGAGCTCCGCATCCGTCACGTCAATCCAGGGCCCATCAGCCTCGGGAGACGTCTGCAGCTTCGCGGTGTCGAGCGCGTCCGCGCCGATGTTCTGAACGTAGACGCCGACGCGGCTGTAGGATTGAATCTCGATGGGGCCAAGGATGACGTTGCCGGCATCCGTGACGGCTTGGTTGGCCGACTTCGCGCTGCCGCCGAACTGGTTGCTCAATGCGCTCATATAATCCTCACGTCCGAAGACAAGATGTAGGGGGCCAGCAGGGAGTCGAACTTCTTGCTGCCCGTCAGAGTGGCGTTGGGGTCTGAAATCTGGAACTCGATCTCGTAGTCGTCCGTCTTCTCGCGGCGGATTCGACCCTGCAGAACAGGCTCTTGCCCATTCACGTTCGCCGCCCGCTCGCGGAGCGTGACGCCGACGAGGTAGTTCGAGACGAGCTCAATCGCTCTCGGGGTCGCGCCGAAGGTACGAACAGTCGCATCGACTGGAACGACCACTTCAGCCCCAAGCGGATCGAAGTACAGCCGGCTCAAGGTCCGGTCGATTCGGTTGATGATGACGCGAATCGAGACCTCGTCCGTGAAGATGTCGAGCACGTCCCTGGGCTGGAACCCAGATGCGTCGGCGACGTCGACGTAGTCAGACGTCTCGTCGATCTCCGTGGTCGTGACCGACGAAAACATGTGGAAAGGTTCCACGCGGCCAACAACGCCAACGACCTGGACGTTCCGAGGGCCACCCGCGAAGTCGCGGAAAACGCTCTCGACCAAGCCAGCCTTGAGGACGTAGTCGTTCGGATTCAGGACCTTGTCGCCCTCAAAGGTGATGCGGTCCCTGTACCGACTATTCGCCTCTTCGTTGGTCCGGTTGAAGATGTGCGTGATGGACTCGATGTGGCAGAACCACCAGCCTCGAGGATGGTACGCGATACGACGACCACGGCCGTCGCACTCGTAGGTACCGTACTCCCCGTTGAAGAGGTGCTGGGTGATCGAGTCGATCTCCGCGCTCACGTCGCGGATCATGTCCCAGACCTCGGCAGCCGTGTACCCATCGAGGACGAACCTCGCCTGGGCCAAGGAGGTCGGGGTGGTGTAGATGCGCGACGGTTGCATGTCCATCCTCAGTGGTTGCGTCGAGAATGCCGAAACAAGCCCCAAACGGCAACGTAGTCCACGAGAAACGCGGACAAGGTCAGCGATTGACCTTAGTGCGCCGCGCTCGCAGGCGCCACAGCCGCATCTGGCTTGGCCAGCTTGGGGATTTCCGCGTCGTGCGCCACGGCAGCATCGGGTGCAGCGGCGCTGGCCACCACAGGGGCGGCATCAGCGCGCACGAGCGCGGAAGCAGGGGCCGTGGGGGCGGCGGGAACAGCCGTGCCGGAGCAGGCCGAGCAGAGGAGAACGGAAGCAAAGATGATGAGGTTACGCATTGGGCTTCTGTGGCTTTTCCAGCGCCTTCAGGCGCTTGACGATTTTGTCGAAGTCCTTGCTGCTGACACAAACGTCAGGCGGCGAGGCGGGGAGTGTGACGGCAATTGGGCGACTGGTATTGTAGGCGGTTTCAGGTACCACTAGCGCCATACCAAATCGTCCAAGCTGTCACGGCACTTGCCAACCGTCGGGGACGGTAACGTCAATCGTTGGATGAACCTCGATAGACGCGATGGTATTGTCGCGCCAGAAGTAGCGAGCGCGGGTCTCGACATCCTCGATAGACTGGCCGGAAAACAGTCGAAGATATCTGCCACCGTCAATGACGGCTGTTACTAGGTAGAGCATCAAGACCTCCCAAAGTAGGTGGACGAGAACGTGAAGTCGGGGGGTGCTGCGTTTAGAGAGCCGAAATTGACCCAAAACGCCCGAACTTGCGTGGTGCGCACCGCATTCGTCTGATAGCAGCCTAGACGTACCGTGTTCGCAAGTAGCGTGTCAGCAGCTAGATCCGTGTACCGAATGGAGTGGATGAGTCGTGGTCCACTCCAGATGTAGATTCGATTTCCAGCGCGCCGCACAGTCCAAATGAACCAATCATTCGCCACATGGCCCGACTGGAGCTCGCACGCCGCGGTTTCAAGGGTAACGCCCGTGACTGTAGGATATAGACTTATACGTTTGGTTCCATCTCGGATAACCAGCGCGGACTCATTAGCCGAGCCGACCTGGGACGCCCGCATCTCCACGCGAATCTCCCACGTTGTCTGGGACGAGGTCAGCTCAGTAAACGTACGGACCATGCCAGCCTTGCTGGTCGCACCACTGACGAGTTGAATAGCGGAACCCGTGCCGACCGTTGGGTACGTCACCGTGTTGCCAGTCTCGACCGTCCAATCCGTGGGAACGGAGCCACTTGGGTCCGAGAACGAGTAGGTCCACGAGTCAGCCGCATAGGGGGAGCTGCTGCCGAGCACCGCGACTTGACTGACCGTGACGATCAAGCTCGGGGTCGCGGGGTGCGGGGAGACCGCGCTGTAGGTCGGCAGCGAGATGGAGACGTCCTGCACCGACCACATGAGCTCGATGTAGTCGCCTGCCGCGAGCGTCAGGACGAAGTTCCATGCCGCCACCTCGTTGCCGTTGGTGCTGCCGTGGCTACCGGGGACGGTGATCTGCGTGTTCGAGTTGTCGACCGCCGTCCCGTTCAGCGCGATCCAGATGTCCGCGTCGTGCTCTTGGCTGTCCGAGTTGTCGAGCTGAGCCGAGAACTGGATGTTGTACACGCCGGCATTGGCAACCGTGATGCGGCTACCACTGACGATGGAGACGCCATTTGCCTCGGTACCAGCCGCAGGAGGCGTCTGGTTGATGGTCATCGCCTTCGCGGTATTGGCGCTCGTGTGGGTCTGGGTGGTCGTATCGAAGAACGACCCGTAGTACCCAGTCGAGGTGCTACTTCCGCTTGAGACCGTGGTCCACGTCGGCGCACCGCCGCCAGAGCTCGTCAGGACCTGGCCAGACGTACCACTCGAAGCCGTCGACAGGATTTCGCGGCCTGCCGTGGTGATGTCCGTCACGGTCGCAGTGTCCGTGCCGGTGAAGTAGGGCAGCTTGTCTGCCGCCGTCGTGACACCAGCGAGGGCCGTCAACGTAGCGTCAGCCGACTGGAACGACGTCGCGGCCGAGGTCGCTGCCGTGCCAAGTCCCAGCGTCGTGCGAGCCGTCGCCGCGTCCGCATCGTCGATGAGTGTGCGCGCGAACGAGCTCAGGGTCGTCGTCGATGCGACGTCAGTGCCGGTGAAGTACGGCAGAGCATCAGCAGCCGTGGCCAACCCAGCGAGCGCAGTCAGGGTCGCATCGACAGGCTGCTTGTCCGACGCGAGCGAATCCAAACCCGCGCCGACCGTCGCAGGCACGGTCGACCAGTTGGCGCTCGTCGTTGGCGTGTACGCCAGCGAGCGCGCTTCGTCGAGGAAGTCGAAAGCAACGAGAGCAGTGACGGTGTACGTCGTACCCGCCGCGGGATTGATCGCCCACGCAGGAGACACTGTGATGGCAGTCGCGGTGTTGGACGAGACCGTCCGGGTCTGCCCCGATCCGGTGCCGCCCGTCAGCGTGATCGTGCCGCCCGTCCACTGGTTCGTCGTAAACGCCTTGCTGGTGTCCGTGATCGTTGTCGCTGCGCCCCCCGTTGCCGTTCCCGAGCTTGTCGCGGGGTTCAGCGTGCGCGCAGAGAGCACGCCTGACGAGTTTCGGCTGAACGCGAGCGTGGTGTATGACGTCGAGTCCATCTTGTACCGAGTGCCGCTCGAGGAAGAACCGATGCGGTACTGCGACGCAGGGACGCCGGTGCCCGAGTAGACGCGGAACTGGTTGACCACGAATCCGATGTACGAAGTCGACGTCGAGCCAGTGACGGCGCCATTGTCGACGGTGCCGAGCATGGAGCGGTCGATGTCGTAGATGCGGCAGCCGTCAACCTCGCCGAGCGTCAAACGCGGACCGAGCGCAGCAGCCAGCGTGGAGTTGTGGCACTTGAGTGTGATCGTGCCCGTAGGCGCTTTATTGGCCGTGCCGACCAGCGAGTAGATGGTGCTATTGGCGACCGGCGTCGTGCCCCAAGTCGTCGACAGCGTCAGCGTGGTCGCGGTGTTGGAGACAACCGTGGCAGTCTGGCCTGAACCCGTCCCTCCGGTCAGGCTGACCGTAGCGCCCGCGTACTGGTTGACCGTCCACGCCTTGCTCGTGTCTTGGAGCGTCGTGCTGCTCTGCGTGCCAGTGGCCTGCCCTGTACCGTTGCTCCACGTCGACGGACTCGACACGTAGGCATAAGGCACCGCGCCGATGTAGCTGCGGACGACTCCCGCTTCGCCAACCGTGCAGCCGTCAATCTCGATGATGGACGTGGGCAGCCCGTTGGTCGTCGGTACCGTATAGCTGGTGCCGAGAACCATGCCGCCAATCAGGTTGGCCTTGTAAGCATAGAAGTTGAACTGGCCGTAGTTGTTGTCCCAGTTGGACCCAACGCCACTGCCCGCGAACGCCGTCTCCTCAAAAGCGAGAGAAGACAGACCCGTGACGACGAGCGGGTCGGCGGTCGTGTCGGCTTCGACACCGCCGCCGGCTTCACCCGTGATCTCGAAAGTCATCTGCGCCGAAACGCCCGCCCACGGCGCAGGGAAGCTGGCCTTGAGTGCTTCCATGCTGGACGCGGGGAAGTCGGCGCGAACCGCCGACATCTTCACGTTGCCGACAATCTGCACGCCATTACCAATCAGCTGCACGCGCGCACGCTTGAAGCCGAGCGTGACGTCTTCCACGTAGCGACCAGGCGCGAGCCTAAAAACCAGCTTCTCCGTGACGAACTGACCGACGCTTGCGTTGTAGGTGCTGTTGCTTGGGTTGCCGAGCGACGTGACCTGCGAGTAGGCGTAGTTGATGCTCGCGTAGGGCTGACCGAGCGTTCCGCCACCGGGAGCATCGGTGCCGTTGGTGGAATCGACGTACACGGTGAGCGCGCCTGCGAACACCGCCCCTGAGCCACCTGTCGCCGCAGCAGGCGCCCACTCGGAGCCCGACCACGTCAGCACCTCGCCCGAGGACGGAGCCGTCGAGGCCACGTCAGACAGGTCCGCGAGCGCCGCAGCGTGGACATGGTCGCCTCGCGCATAATCGGCAGATGTACCCGCGCTGGCCGTACCGATGTTCGCAGGCGTGCTAGCATAGGGCGTCTGGGGCTCGCCAGGAGCTCCGTCTGCCCCATCGGCCCCAGCGGGTCCGATGAGAGAAGCGAGCCATGCGGCCTCATCGCCAACAAAATCATTGGCAACCGCGATCTCGTAAGCGGAAGCGCCATCCACGCCGTCCACGCCGGGCGCCCCGTCGGCACCATCAGCGCCCGGAGCGCCATCGGCGCCATCGGCGCCATCGGCGCCGTCAGCCCCAGGAGCGCCATCAGCTCCGGGGGCTCCATCGGTGCCCTTCTGAGCCAGCAACGTCCAGTACGGGCTGACAGCCGAAGGCGTGTCGCCAACATTGCCGCCATGTGCATCCGTCCGGTACCAAGTCTCGCCGCCATAGGTTGCGACGTCGCCGATGGCGTAGGGGTCTCCCGCGCCATACGCACCACGGAAGTTCCACAGGGCATCCGCGCCGTCAGCGCCGTCAGCGCCATCGGCACCTGGAGCGCCGTCAGCGCCATCGGCACCTGGGGCGCCATCGGCCCCTGGCGCCCCGTCCGCGCCGTCTGCCCCAGCAGGCCCGATCAGCGAAGCCAACCATGCAGCTTCATCGCCGACAAAATCATTGGCAACCGCCACCTCGTAAGCAGAGGCACCGTCAGCGCCGTCAGCCCCAGGAGCGCCATCTGCCCCATCAGCCCCAGGAGCGCCATCTGCCCCATCAGCCCCAGGAGCGCCATCTGCCCCATCAGCCCCTGCGGGACCAATCAGCGTGGCAAGCCACGCGGCCTCGGTACCAAAGAATCCATTGGCGACAGCCACCTCGTAAGCAGAGGCGCCGTCGGCACCGTCGGTCCCAGGCGCTCCATCGGCGCCGTCGGCTCCAGGCGCTCCGTCGGCCCCGGGTGCCCCGTCGGCCCCGGGAGTGCCGATGATCTGGCCTGCATCGACCCACGTCAGCGCCTCAGAATAGATCCAGAGATGACCGCCGCCCTCGTCAACCACCCAAGCGTCACCAATCTGCTGACCGCTTGAGGGGAGATCCGAGATGAGGCTCTTGGTCCCCTTCAAATCAAAGCTGTAACCATTCGCGCCATCGGCACCGGGAGCGCCGTCAGCCCCGTCGGCGCCATCAGCCCCATCGGCTCCCTTCAGGGAGTCCAACCAAGCCGTCTCGTCGCCAACGAATCCGTTAGCCACCGCAAGGTCGTAGGCCGAAGCGCCATCAGCGCCATCAGCTCCGTCCGCGCCATCAGCACCATCTGCGCCGTCAGCTCCAGGAGGCCCGGGAGGCCCAGGGATACCAGAGCCACCGCTCCCCTGATCGCCCGTTTCCGGCAGGAACGAATATTCGAGGCGGCCTCGAGAAGCCTCAAGGACAAGAACCTCGAACGGGTTGAAGCCGAGCGAGCTCGGACCAACCGCATCGTTGACCTCGAAGGTCTGAGCAACAGGCGTCGCGAGCACCTTGCCAATACCAGGCAGGATGATCTCGACAAGCGGAGAAGTCGTGTTGGTGACAACAAGTTGCATGGCGCGGCCCTCGTGTGGGATGCGCCAAAAATAGGAAAGCCCGCAACACCTCGCAAGCGTAACTGCGAGACATTGCGGGCTTTCTACAATCAGCCGTTCTTGACGATGCGCTTTCGGGCGACCGGCTTAACGACTGTCTGGTGGAAGCCAACCGAGGCCAGAGGGGCGAGCGCCATGAAAAGCGCCTGCCACCACTGGGTTCCGGGTGTGACGGTCGAGAGACCGCCGACCAAAGCCGACAAGATCAGAACGAACTTGCCGACTTGGCCTTCCTTCAGGAGGAACCCGCCGAATCGCCGCAAGAGCGAAATCAGCACGAGCACAATCGCCGAGATGGCCGAGGCAATCCCGAAGACCGTTGGCCCGTCGAAGGCAGCCTTCGTCTTCTCTGCAGCAGAAACAACACCACCCGCGAGGTCATCCGCAGCGACGCTCGCCGCAGCCGAAGCTGGGACGGAAGGCGCCACGGAGGCCTCGACGGAAGGGGCTGCAGAAACGACAGCAGGCTGAGACACGACAACCGCGGCATCGGCTTTCACCGGTACCTTGGCGTCGCCCGACGAAGGTCCCCCATCCGCGCCCTGGGCGAGCGCCGTCAGATACGGCGCGAGCACCAAGACCAGCATGAGGACGTACTTCATGGTTCTCACCCTTCGAGGTCAGTTCAGGTTCAGACCGGGCTCTGGCTGCCGGAGGCCACGCGGAGGCCCTCGACGAGGATCGCGGCCGAGTGCTCCACGAGCGTGAAGTCGTGCCACGAGTACGCGTCGTACCGGTAGGAGTCCGTCTCCTGCTCGTACTTGAGGTACTGCTGGAAGCCGCCCTCGCCCGAGTCCGGCGCCGCCACCGACACGCGCCACTGGAGGTTGGCGGGGGTCGTGAGGAAGAGCGAGGAGCCCTGGTAGAGCGTGTTGCCAGCGCCAGCGGCCGCGCCGCTGTACGTGCCAGCCGTGAGGCCGAGCGTCGGGAGGCCGTTCGCCGCGCCAGCCGCGACCACCACCGAGGAGAGAGCGCCCGAGGTCGGGGAGGTCAACTCGATGCGGCCGAACTGGTCAACACGGGCCACGTCGCGGTACGCCGAGCCCTCAGCAGCAACGAGCGCGTCGTTGATGATGTTGGCGACGCGCTGCGCGGAGATCTGGCGATCCATGAGCGAAGCGTCGTTGACGTGCGGGAACGTGATCGTGTTGGCGCCAGTGTTGTCGACGTTGAGGCTGATCTGGTAACCATCGGTCGGGAACTTGAAGTAGTCCGCCTTGGTGCCCAGCGCGCGACCCGGGACAGCCGTCGTGATCGTATTGATCGCGTCGTCCGTGGGGAGCAGCGGGATCGGCCAGAACTGAACGCCGAGGGGAGCGGGGGCTGCACCCGTGAGCGCCATCGAGGCCTCGAGCGCGCCACCGGCGCGAACGCTCATCGCCTGGATCCAGTCGAGGATGACGGCCGGGTTGCAGAAGAAGTACTTCTCGCGCGGCATGTAGAGCTTCGGGAAGCTCCGCATCATCTCGAAGAACAGGGGGAGCTCGACGAAGTTGCCGTTGTAGTGGATGCGCGTCGAGCGGGCGCGCATCTGCTTCAGCCAGCCGTCGTTCGCCGACAGGAGGGCCGTGCGGTCATCGCTCGGAACGATGTCGTCGTCGCCGAGGAGGGCCATCTGCTCAAGGTCGTTCACCATGAGCGGCATGACGCGGCTCATGAGGAGGTCCTGGAAGCGGTCCTCGTAGAACGTCTGGTAGACCATCTCCTTCGAGAAGGTGATGAAGGTCTGCATCTTCTTGAGCTGCCACTCGTTGCTGACGCGCATCGAGAGGGGCTTCGTGGACGGCCCGGGGTGCGCCGTGAACTCCGACGCGGGGCGCATGACAGTGCCACCAGCGAAGGTGTTCTCGATGCGGCCCGACATCTTGCCGCCGCGGTGAACGATGAAGTCGATGCCGGGGCCACCAACCGCCGACGGGGGGAGACCGCCCGTGGGGAAAGCGACGTTCGGGTAGGTCGAGGGCGCGTTCGGCGGGTAGAAGGCCGACGGACCCTGCGGCTGCCACTGCGCCGACAGCTTGGGCGAGAGCAGCGTCGACTGCGCCCGCATGAACTGGAAGGCTGCCTCCTGAACCTCGGGGTCCAGACGGCCACCCGCGTTGAGGTCAGACGTGCTGCCCTCAACCAAGTACGCCTTCGCGATCTTCTCACGGTCCTTGAGGCCGTGGTGCTTCCACATATTGAACGACATGGCTTTTCTCCTCAGAGGGCGTAGGTGGTCTGACGCCGCGCGTGCTGCAGGTAGGCATCCTGCGGGCTGGTGGTTGTGGGCTCGTTGCTCTTGGTCGTGTACGTGGCGCTGCCAGTCGCCTCGAGGCTGTCAGAGACAGGTCGAGCCGGGAGGGCGACGCCCTTGGCCACAGGAGCGGGAGCCGCTTCCGGCTCATCGCCCTGCACATCAATCTGCATCTGGCCATCCACGACCGTCACCTTGAAGTTCTTCTTGGCAGCGACGAGCGCGGCCATGATGTCGGCGGGGTTAACCGCCGTCTTCTCGGTGACAACCGCCGGCTCAGCCGACGCAGCCTCGGGCTCCGGTGCAGCAACCTCAGGCTCCTTGTGAGCCTCGGCCTGCTCCGAAGCGACGGTCTCCGCAGGAGCAGCCTCGGCCTCAGCCGCAGGCTCCTCCTCGGACTTCTTCACCGCCTCTTCGGGCGGGGAAGGCGCGACAGTCTCTTCGACGTCCATCTTTTTCTCCCGTGCAAGCCGGCTCTCGTATTGAGCCTTGAGTCGCTTCGTAAAGTTCATAGCAGCAGTTCCGCCCCAAAGCAACCACGCAACGAAACCGGGGCTTTCGCTTCCAACACGGTCATCCTGCCCAGCCGTCCAGTCCACACGGTGACGTGCAAACCAAGCTGGGCCCTTGACGACCGCCCAGTATTCGGGCATCGGGTCGCCGGCAGCCATGCGACGGGCGCGGCGGATGGTTTCTTCCACCAGCCCATCGCCACCGCGGCCTTCTTCGTAGGCGCGCAAACCACGACGCGCAGCGGAGCGCATCGCGGCATTCGGGCGGAGCTCGTCAGAGCTGATCAGGCTTCCGCCAGGGAGCTTGCCTTCGCTGTCCGAGACCTTGGTGACAACGTCGTAGTCGACGCCATCATCCACAAGCTCAAGCTCGGGGAGCGAGTCATTGAACCGCTCGTAGTTGTCGAGGTCCTTGTCCTCGAAGAACCGAAGAACTTCGACCTCCGCCTCGACAATCTCGTCCTCGCCGCCAGCTTCGATGATGGTCACGATGCTGTCGTCCGTGAACGACTTCTGCGTGGAAGCGGGGTGCGACTTGGGGAGCAAGTCAGTGTCGAACGGTCGGCGCGGGAACTTCCCAGTGCCGAGGGCAGCGAGGAAAACGCGAACACGCGCAAACGCCCACTGCTCAGCAGAGCTGACATTGGGGCGAACGCTGGAAGGGTTCGTGCGGTAAGCGCCAATGCCGCGATTGTAGACCTGACGGAGCATCTCCATCGTGGCCTGCTTGCCTTCGCCGGAGTACTTCGCGTTGTGCTCCGTCATCATGTCGCGGACGCGGGACTCGACTGAATCGGGCAGCGCCTTCTCGTACTCCTCCTCGCTGATGGAGGGGAGCTTCTTGAGGTCAGAGAATGGCTTCAAAATCCGTCGGTCAGACGGAAGCCACTCATCCTCTTCGGTCTCGTAGTACGAGAGCAACGTGGCGACGGGGTTCGCGGCCGTGGCCTCAAGAACCTCGCCGGTACCACGAAGCTGAACCTTGCCCGACCGACGAACGCCGATGACGCGGGCCTTGCCGATCATCGGGGGGCCGGGAGGCTTGGGAATCTCGTAAGAGACGAAATCACCCACGGCCAGGTCCTCAGCCTTCTTCATGTCGTCGGGCTTCCAGCCCGCTTCCACTTCCACCGCGGCCCCAACGTCAGACTCGATGGAAACATCGCGCGGCCCAAAGGAGACCGGCATTTCCATGAGGTCGGTGATGTCGAAGGAACCGTCAGCAAGCTGGGTGTACGTCGCCATGAAGTACATGGGATTCGGCGCTTCCGCCGCCATGATGGCGTCAACGAACTTGGGGCCCATGAGGACGCGGTCGCGGTAAATGCGAATCGCGTCAACGTAGTAGTCCTGGGTGCTCTTCGTCTTGACGAGGATCTTCTTGCGGATGGTGTCGAGGAGACGATTGATTACGTCACCAATCACCTCGTTCTCGCTGGAAGCGAAGAACTTGGAGACGAACTCCGGCAGGTCATCCGCATTCTTGATGACGGTGAAGCCCTCGTGATTGCGGCTCTCCGCCTCGGTCAGGATCGCAGGCTCGGTGACAAGCGAGACCTCTTCAGGGTCAATGTTGCTCAGGCGATGCCGGCGCGCTTTTTCAACGCGGACAGCATCCTTGGCAATCGAGCTGAAATCGAAGTCCATCGTCACTCCTCGTAGGTTCTCTTGGCCATTGCGCCAATCGAGAACCCTTTGATTACGCCATTTTGAACTGCAGTCCACACATCTTCGTCAAGCACTTTCACCGCGAGCATCCAGCTCCCCTTAGGGATCACGATGTCGCCGTTGCCCTTGTCGTCTGGCAGGGCAGCGCGATTATCTCGGGGAATCGTCTCTTCGATGGTGGTCACATAGGATTCGACGACAGGGAACCGTGACCGTGCGCGGTCGAAGTCCCTGTGCATGAAGCCCGTCGTGGCGTTGCCCTCAACGTACTTCAGCATGAAGCGGTGAGCCGCCTCTTCGATGTCCATCGCCGAGATGACGGAGCCCTGCCGGTCCTCAATATCTGGACGCAGTACAGGCCCCTTCACGACGCGTTGCGCGTCGCTCGTCTTCATGATTGGAACGAAGAGGGAGACCTTGTTCATGTCGGGCATGGTAAGTGGCCGCCTTTACCGCGTCAATCCACCCGGCAGAGGCCGGAGAGGCACCGCATTTGTGGGGTCTTCCGCCGCGGGCGCGGGGGCCTTTCCAATCGTCGCCTCTTCGTGGGCGAGGATGCGCGAGGGCTTCTGCATGTTGGCGTCGGTCTGGGCGTCGATCATCAGGACAGGCAGGTCTGCGCCGTCGATGATGCGGTTGAACTGGTCGCGGATGTCGTTGACCGAGAGGCCGTCCTTCATCTTCGAGACCACCGAGGAAATCTGAACCGGGTCGAGATTCTTCGGACGGTTGAACTTGAACACGGCCCCAGGGGCGATGCGAGGCGCGAGCGCCTCAGTCAGCAGTTGTTCCCACTCTTCGGAACGCGGGTTGATGACGCCTTCCATGGTGATGTGCTTCTGCGAAGCCGCAGCGCGCGTCGTGCCCGTCGCATTGCCGCCCAAGAACGCAGGCGACATGCGGAAGGCCTCCGCGATCTCGTCATTGTTCTCCATGGCGCGCTGTGAGAGGCCAGCCAAATCCTTGATACCGAGCTCCACGCGCTCGATGCGGATCTTCGCGCCCTGACCGAGAGCGCCTTGGACTCGAGGCTCAATGATGGCGGCACGATTGGCGTTGTGGACGCCCTTACCTTCCGCATTGAAGATGGCCTCGATGCGCTCCGTGGAGCCGTCCGTCAGGTTGCCGCCCTCGACGATCACGAGGATCGGGACGTGGGTACCGTTCTCCAAGAACGAAACCATGAACTGGCCCATCTGGTCGTTGCCCATGATGGCGTTCAGTGCAGAAACGTACGACGGTGCCCCGTAGTAGCTGTCGAGCGGGTGGTAGTTCTTCAGGTGGAGGATCGCGTTCCCCTTGAGGTCGGGGTCCAAGTCTGCCGGCCACTGCGCGTAGAACTCACCAGTCTTGCGGTTGATGTACTTGTGGTCGGGGTTCACGTCTCCGAACACGCGGTAGTACAGACCGTTGAACCTGACCGCGGTCTCGCTGCGCGTCTCGACATCGTACAGGTTGATCAGGGAGCCCTGAATCCACCGCTCCCGGTACTTGTCGATGCGCATGAAGGTGAACGGCACATGCAGCAGGCCCTGAACATCGCCTCCTGCTTCGCGGTTCTCCTCAAGAATCTCCAAGGTGGCGTTGCCGCAGCCTTGGTAGTCCATCTCCGCCTTCGTGATCTCGTGCGAAAGCGGGAGGAAGGAGTTCGGGTTGGGGCGGCGGATGAAGTCGTCCAGCGTCTGACGCTGGCGCTCCAACTGCGCGAGCTTGTTGGGGCGACCCTCAAACTCCTTGAGAAGTCGCGGGTCCACCTGAGCTCGAGCGCCGAGACCGACCGAGCTTCGCGCAATCTGCCGAACGCAGCTTCCAAGCCGCGTGTTGACGTCCATGTACTGGAGCCACACGCCTGGCGTGTGGCGCGGCACGACGAAATCAGCGTGGAACTGGAGGTCCAGCGTCGGGTCATCGCTGATGGTCTTGGGCCGGTCACGCTGGACCTGGACCTTGCGGATCAGGACGTCCGACGCGTCACGGTTCAGGTCAGGAGTGAAATCGTACTTCATGGCGACCTCAAAAAGTTCGCACCAGCATATCGCCGCTGTCCCACGGCTCCAACAGGAACGGGAAACGGTGGCAGTTGAATACCACACCAGCCACAGCGTCCGCTGCGTCCTTTGACCCGTTGTGAGGATGGTCAATCTTGTCGCGGCGATCCTCGAGCCGGAAGATTTCCTGAAGCAGAGGCTCGTACTCGTAGATGGAGAACCGTCGCTTGCCGTCCGCCGCGATGTCCATCACGGCATCACGGAAGCAGTAGTAGGGGTCCTTGGTCTTGTCGACCGAGAGGTGCTCCGCGATCACCGTCCCCGCCCTTGAAAGTTGGTGCTGCAGGAACTGCTCGGACTGGTGACCGTCAGCCGTCACGCAGCCGATCATGAACCCGTTCGCCCGCATCTTGTTGAGGACGGCCTCGATGTTGTCGAACTGGATTCGCCCACTCTTGGGGGGAAGCACTTGCAGGACGAGGTCCATGTAGACCCGAGGTCGGTCCATGGGCGTGCCGTACATGCCGGTCCCGTTGCAGACGGGGCAGACGACGGTCTTCTGACCGCGGCAAGACGCGCAGCGGACCTCAGTCCTGCCAACTCGCCGCTTTCCAGTGCCCAAGCATCGGGGGCAACTACAGACCTTCGCGCCAAAGCATTCGCCGCAAGAACGCGTGGTCTCACCCTCGGTGAGCCGGTTGACCGTCACCAAGTTCGAGACGTGACCCATTGCCAAGCCGAAGGCGTCAGACGTAACGCCAGGGTCGGCATGAACGGCCCGAAGCATGTTGGGGTTCACCCGCGGCCGCTTGGTCACGGGGTCGACCAGCATGTTCAGGTAGAACTCCACCGAGTCGGACAAGGTGGTGGTCTGCGAGGAGAACGGGTGGCGGCATTGGTAGTCCGCGTAGCCGTCAACCTCAAGTCGCAAACAACGGACGAAGTTCTCACGCTGAGGAATCAGGGGGCGCAGGCCTTCGACCGAGACTCCGGCCAAGTCGCGCAATGAGCCATCGAGGTCCTTGAGGAAGGACGCTCGCATCTCCTCGGCGCACCAGACCACTCGACCAGTCGCGTGCTCGACCTCATCCGCCGCCAAGATTCTCGACGCCCTGTTCCCTGAGCCCACTTCCACTGGAAAAGTGCGGCCAGAGAAGATCAGGTTTCCCGCGTTGTCCTTGACGCCCTTCTTCGCTTCCCACTGCGACATCGAGAAGACGACCGTCGGGTAGGCAGCATCCCCTGCCAGCGCGGTTCGCTCTCGCCGCTCAACGAAGTCGTCCGGGTATTGCCGAGACGAGTCGAGCACCACGCGGCAAAGCTGCAGCGTGTTGTTCCGCATGAAGCGCGACTCCATACGGCGAAAGCAGTTCTCGACCAAGTCCTCGGCAACGTCGAGCGTCTCGCCGCGCTTCTTCGCGGACTCCTCGACGACTGCGTAGAAGTTGCACTCGGTGGCGTACAACCCGAGCACGTCTTCGGAGTGGATGGCCGACTCGCTGGTGACGTCAGGACGAATGATGATGTTCTTCGTCTTCGACGCGATCTTCGAGGAGAGCTCCTGATTTCGTGGGAACTCGTACTGGAAGTACGGCGTGGCGTCGATTGCCGTGAGCAGCGGCTCAAACAGCTTGGCCTTCGCCTTCTCCTTCTTCATCGAGACCATGACGATGACGAGAGGCGAAGTGCTCGGCAGATTCAGGAAGTTCTGCGGGCTAGAGAAGCACGACAACCGGTAGTAGTCGTACATCGCCAGCAGTACTAGGATTTGTGTTTTGCCGACACCGATGGCGCCCGTGAGGATGACCTCAGTCACGTCACCTTGGGCGGCGGAAATGAACATCTTTTTCTTCTCGGGCCACAGGAAGTCACCCGCGAACGGGCCCGAGTAGTACTGGTTCTCAATCCACTCTTCAGGCGGCAGGATTGGCCGATCCAGAGGGACAGAACCTTCGCCCAAGAACTTCTGGGAGAAGGCTGAAACGATGCTGTCGAACTTGGATGAAGTGGCGTTACCGGACTTGACGTAGAAGCTGCCGACAAGCCCTTTGGTGTGCCCGCATTCTCCAAGATCGGCAGGCGCGGATTTGGGGGCTTCGAAGCTGAAGTTCATGCGTCACGTTTCATTGCAGCCAGGGTCGCACGAAGCGCGAGGGCCAAGTCGACGCCAATACCTTGAAGCTGATGTGGGTCCGAAATGTGCCGGCGAAGCACCGCATAGACGGAGTCCATGAGGTTGCCGAGCATGTCCATCGTGATGACGTCACGCATCTTCAGCGTGGTCACGACGGCCTTCTCCTTCACCTCGGCAGAGGCCTTGGCGATCTGCACCTTCAGCCGCACCGCCTCACTCTTGAGGATCTCGTTGTCCTCAAGCAGCGCGTCGATGCGGAGTTGCTCACGCTCAAGCCGCGCGAGCTCCACCGAGAGGTCGAAGAGGGAGCCGTTGCTCCGCAGGTCCTCGACCAGCGACCAGACGTCCTCCGACACGCTCGCCGGCCGGACGCTTGTGCGCCTCGACTCCAGCATCGCGTTGATCTCTTGGAGCGCCTTAACCTGGCTGCCGCGACCCGCGGGCTGAAGAACAACAACAGGCGCGGGCTCTGGGAGGTCGATTGGCGGCGGAAGGTCTTCCTTCATCATCGCACCACGGATTCACCGAGTGCAGTCGCCCGCCACTCGACGTATCTCCCGCGGCCAATGCTGCCGTTCGGTCGCTTTCGTTCGGCAGAGGTCACCAAGCCCATCTTCTTCAGGTGATGAAGATGGACTCGTGCCCAGACCAGCCTCGCGTCACCGTTCGAGATTAGGGTCGTTTCGGCACCTGTGCAGAGGTCGTCATAGAGGGTGGCGACCGCGTTGGCGTAGGTGACACCCTGCTTCACGACGAAGCTGAGGATCGTGTTGCGGACTCTTCCGCGGAGGACCAAGGTTTCTTCGGACATAAAGTAAGGGTAAAACTTACTTATGCCAAAATCAACACTCGCGGGGGTCGCTCTCCAACGGAGGCAGACCACCAACGATGGCCTCGATGTCCTCGGGGCGCCCAATCAAGTTCACCGAGTTGTCGTCGAAGCAGACCTCGCAGTAGACGTGGGTCTCCGCTTCCTCCTGCAGCTTCCAGATTGCCTTCGCCAGCCCGAGCGCGTCTGCCTTTGAGGCGAAGCCGATTTTGTTGACCACATTCATACGTCCCACCTCATTTCATTGAGGTCCTCGACAATCGAACGAACGACCGACAGGTCCTTCGACGACAGGGCCTTGGAGTGCGAGACCTTTGCCGCGAGGTCATCCACGACCTTCCGCGCAACCTCGTAGTCCAGATCGCCGCCCTTACCGAACGGGAGCGCGAACGCGCCAGAGGGAAGATGCGTGACCACGAAGCCGCGACCCAAGTTGGCGGGCAAGGTCACGGCCCATGGACCTGCCTGGTAGAACTTGAAGACCTCGCCCTGCGTGACGGTGTTGCTCTTGTTGAGCATCGGAATCCAGATGCGCTCGAACCTCATGCGCCCCCCACGTTGAAGGTGATGCGGCGGTTGCTGGAGTCCCTGACGACCTTGTACGTGCGACCCATCTTCTCGATGTGCCCAGACTCGATGAGCTGGGTGAGGGCGTACTGCACGCTCGACAGGCTCTTCCATCCGAGATGGATGCGAATCTGCTCGTAGCTCGGATGTCGCCCAGCCTCTTGGATGTTGCGAACGATGAACTCAAGCATCTTCCGGTTCTTGTCGCCCATCTGGAACAGGTCCAGTTGAGCCTCTGGCTCGGGCGTCTTGATCTCGCCCTCGACCTCAAGGAGCGCCAAGCGCAGGCTCTCTGCCTTCTGGAGCAGTGGGTAGGGAAGGTGCGGCATGAACTGCTGAACGATCTCGGAAGGTCGTTCATCCAGTCGTTGAAGAAAGAACCCGGGCGTCATCACTCAACCTCCAGGATTTGGTACTCGATGGTCTTGGGGAAGTTCCCCTTGCGCCACATCATCCAGCAGTAGGTAGCGCCATCCGTCTTGTTGTTTCCGGTGAACGAAGGGCGGCGGGTGAGCCCGAAGATTTTCGTGGGCATCCCGACATCATTCTTCAACCACTTTGTCCGTCCGTGCCGCTTCGCGCCGTCTAGCAACCAACTGCTTCGAAGCAGGACGAACACCGCGCCGCCGTCACAGACTTCGCGAATGGCCTTGTCGATGAACCTCTGCGCGGTGTTCATGGCGCCACCATAGGGCGGGTTCATCACCACCAGGTCGATGACCGGAGACGATTTCGGCATGCCCAAGTAGTCGCCGACCTCCATCTGCATCCCGCGCATCTCGCAGTCAGACGCGAACGACTCGTCGATCTCGTTGCCCAAGAAGTGGTCGTAGCCGAAGGGGCGGAGCGCGTCAGCCACACGCTCCAAGATCACGCCATTCCCAGCCCCGGGCTCGAAGATGCAGCCGAGTTCCTGCCGCGCAGACTTGCGAGCAATCACGGTTCGGCCAATCTCCTTGATGACCTCGGGGATGATGACGTCCACGCACCACGCGGGCGTGGGGTAGAAGTCGGTGCCGCCACTTGGCGTGTTCTTCCGGCTCACTTCGCACCTCGCTCACGAAGCTCGGCTCGAAACGCCGCCTCGGCGCCTGGATGGAGCCCTTCCATCTTCTCAAGGATGAACTTGATGTAGTCCTTCGGGACCGCGTTCAGGGGACGCCCGACGTGCTTGCCTGCGCCTACCCGAATGACGCTGGGGAACTTGCGGTCGCGGTAGAGCCAGTACGACCAGGCCTCCGACTCGGTCTTGATGAGCCCAGCCGCCTTCGCCTGCACCTCGACGGCCTTCTGCACGTCCGAAGGAAGGAAACCGTCGTCGAGCATGTGGTAGAGCAGGTCATGCGTCGCCAGCGCGTCGGCCTTCGCGCTGTGCGCGTTGGTGAGGTCGATCTCGTAGTGCGCGCAGACGTCGCCGAGCTTCCGGCTGCGCATCGACCGCATGTGCCAACGAGCGAAGATGATCAGGTCGATGACCTTGGAGCGGTCGATGACGATGGGCATACCAGCTCGAGCGAACTCCGCCTCAATCAAGGGCAAGTCGTAGTCGAGCAGGTTGTACCCAAGAATCACGTCAGCCGAGCGGAACCGCTCGGCGATACCCTCGGCCACCTCCGCGAATGCAGGCGAATCAGCGACGATGGCGTCAGTGATTCTATGTACAGCAGTCGCCTCGGGTGGGATTGGGCAGCCCGGGTTGATGTACCGCTGAAGCGCCTTGCGACCAACCTTCGGGTCGTAGAGGACGCCGCCAATCTCGACGATTCGCGCCTGCTTCGGGTCAATGCCCGTGGTCTCCGTGTCGACCACGAGGATGCGAGAGTCTCTGAACTCCATGAACACCTCCGCTGGCATCTTTAACGTAATGCAGCGAGAGGTTCAAGTAGTATCTTACTAAATGCTGGGCCTCAACGAGACCACGAAGGCCGAGCCCATCGGCAACGGGATGTACCGGATGGAGCCGTCCAACTTGGACAGGATTGCCTGCGCGAGCGCGAGCCCAACCCCAGTTCCTGGGAACTCACTGTGGGCGCGGTAGAACATGGCGAACAACTGGGCGCGGTATTCAGGTGCGATGCCGACACCGTTATCGACGAACTTGATGCTGACCATCAGGTCGTCTGGTTCAACCTCGACCGATACGCACGGCACCTTGGCTTGGTTGAACTTCAGCCCATTCTCGATGAGGTTGTAGAAGACCTCGCCTAGCAGGACCGTGTCCCCCATCACCATGAGCTTGTCGTGGCTTGGGAGGTAGACCATTCCAGCCCGCACCTCCTTAGCCTTCTTCGCCGCCCCCAAGATGAGGGGCATGATGTTGACTGGGTATGCCTCGATGTTCTTGTTGCGAAGCCCCGTCAGCATGCTGATGGCGACCACAGTCTCAGCTAAGGACTGGGAACGCTCGCTGATGAGCTTCAGTCGATCCTTAGCCGGCTCTGGGACCGTGTGCCCGTAGTCCTCAAGGACAGAAGTCGCCAGTGCAGAAGCTGTTCTCGCCGGCCCCTTCAATTGGTGCGCGGTGATTGAAGCGAACCTGGAGAGCTCGGCCGCCATCTGCATGGCGTCGGTGATGTCGGTACCGCAGACGAGAATGAACTCGCCGTTCTTCACATACCGCCACTCGAAGATTCGCCCGCGCCCGTCTTTGCAGCGGATGCTGCCACGGTTGCCTGTCCCGCAGTTCAACCCCGTGACGGCGTCAATCCATGCCAAGCTCTCGAGGTCCTCGGGTTCAATGATGTCCTCAACCGACATCTGGAGCAGTTCTTCCTGATCCCAACCTGTCTGCCGAGTCCAAGCCTCGTTGACCCAACTGAACACGATCTCGTGGCGATGAAAGCAGAGGGGCGCAATGGCCATCAGGTCGTTTGTCGCCTTGGACCAGTACATCAACTGGTGCTGCACCCGCATCGCCGCGGTCTTCATCTGCAGAGTCGTGATGAGCAGCGCGACTGTTGCCGCCCAGAATGAGGACAGGAGTATGACCTCAGGGGTGAAGGTCACGATGAACCTGTTGATGATGACGCCGACCAGAACATTGGCGGCGACCACAGAAACAACTTCTGCAACGTCCCGCGGCCCACAGCAGATTCGATGCCGCAACCGGCTTAGCATGGACCTCATTGTGGTACCTGATTGAGGTCAAGCCAGAAGCTGAAGGTCTTCTGGATGACCTGGTTGAAGTCCACGGGACGAAGAGGTTTCTCGACATAGCCGTTAGTTCGGTTCAGGTAGGCTTTCTCGATGTCGGTCTGGGTGTTGGACGTGGTCATGATCACCACGGGCAACTTCCACCCGCTGTGATTCGCGCGGATCACTTTGAGGCAGTCGATGCCAGACATCCTGGGCAGATGGAGGTCGAGAAGAACCAAGTCAAAGCTCTGCCTGAGCTTCTCGCCATCGAAGAGCTTGTCGCAGGCTACGATGCCGTCTCGAGCTCGAATGACCTCGTAGACCATGCCAGTCGGTTGAAGTACGCGCGAGATTGCCCGCTCCGCGAGCATCGCGTCTGCGTCGTCGTCCTCCACCAAGAGGATTCGCTTCACGGCTTTAGCCCCAGACCCGGGATCGTCTGAATCCCGGTCAATTGCTGAAGGATGCCGAGGAAGAGCAGCACGAGGCCAAGGATCAGTGCAGAGCCACCCTTCTCCCACACCGCCTTTGCGACGATGGCGAGGCGCTCATCCTTGCGCTTCTTGGTCTCCTCTTGGGCCGCCAAGTGCTTGCTGATGAGCTCGAAGAGCTTCTCCTGATGCGTCGTGTGCGCGCTCTGGAGGACCTCAAGCATGCGCTGCTGGTCGAACCGCTCAAGGTCGCCTCGAACGCGCTCGACACCGCGGATGATCGAATCGTCCCGTGCCTGCATCGTCGCGATGTGCTGCTGGAGGACCGAGTCGAGCTTGGCCACGTCTCGAACCAGCATGTCCAGACGAACATCGATCTTCACGATGTCCGAGGCAGGACCTGTAGGTGTTTTCTTCGGCGTAGGCATGCCGCGCATGATAGCGCAAGCAGTTGGCGTGTCCTACTGTTCCTCGGGTATCTGCGGCTTAAGCTGCATGGCGCAGCCAGCGAAGTTCCCTAAGGGCATACCGTAGGCGGAGAACTTGTATCGTAGTTCTTTCCCGTTGCGGTTGTAGCGGGCCTTGCCGTCAGGAAGAACCTCGAGTGCGCCGTTCGCCTCTGAGCGTTTGCTGACGACGCCCGTCCACCGGACAGTACCGGTCACGGCGTCAACGCAGACCACGGGCATCCCGACAGCGAAAGACGCTTGGTTAAGCCTCCAACTACTCGGCGCTGACATCGTCCACCTCAATCCTGCCCCACGACTTCGGCTCGAGGTTCGACCAAAATACTCGTAGGAGGTTCCGCTCAGGCAAGGTGGTACCAAAGCCTTGCTCAGCCCCGAGCCAGTAGGCCAAGGCCATGACCTGTGGCGGCTCAAGGAAGGTGAGCTCAACCTCAACTCCCCAATGCCCATGTTCCGCCGCGCCGTGGCACTGCGCGACGATGTCCGCGAAAACCTGTAGCAGCTTGGGCTCTCGCCAAGCATTGGCCGTCTGCCGCGCCAAGTAGGTAGCCGTGTCGTGGGTCTGCTTGTCCATAATCCTCGGGATGACGTAGTGCTCCAAGAACGCCTCGCGGCCCCGTTCACGAATGCCGCGCTGGTACTCGTGCTTGTTGGCCAAGGCGTCCAAGAACCAAGGGTCGAACTCGAACCCGAGCTGACGCAGCTTCACTGCGTCCTCGGGGGTGATTGCTTCCCGAAACGAGAGCCAGCCGTGGATGGTGCGGCGGTGGATGCCGATGTCGCGCGAGGCGTGCTTGGGGACGTACCCCAAGCTGTAAAGGAAGAGCTCAAGCCGCCGCATCTCTGCGACATACCCGGGGCTCGTGAACTTGGCGGCCATCCAACTGTCGGTGTGGAAGATGTTCCGCATCGCCAAGTAGACCTGCCACAGGCAGTGCCGAGTCCATGGCGTCTTCCGCTTCGGTTCGCCGCCACAGGCTTGGACGTACTTGTCCAGCGCCTGCCCCAGTTTCCTGGCGAGCTCAATCTCGTGCGACTTCCGCACCCGCTCCCTGGCCATTAGCCCTCGGCGCGCTTCGGGAACAGGAGGTTCGTGACGAAGTGGGCGGCGAACACGAGGACCATGGTCGTCGTGACCGCAGACAGCCCTGCGATGAGCATCCCGACGCCGAGGCCGTGGATGTGGATGGCCAGCAGGTTGCTGATGAGCATGATTGCGGCGCCTTCGAGGTACTTCATGGAGAGGTCCTTTCGTCATCGCGCATGCCAGCGCGGATTCGGTTGTTCTCGAAATCTGGGTCGACCTTCACACCTTCGGCCCAGAGCGTTGACCTATCGGCCGGGAGCGCAGTCGCGCGGTACTCCAAGCCGCCCTTGTAGCTGTAGAAGTGCGGACGCTGATCGACCGGCATCTCGAAGGTCGTCTGCATGATCCGGTCGGAGAGCATCTCGCGTCGGGCCTTGATGATCTCGGCACCCAGCTTCGACCCGCCCACACCATTCCTGTCGATGAACCCAGGAGTAGCGCGAAACGAGTTGGTGCTACTCGGCTCCCACGAGACGAGGCGAGCAGGCTTACGAAAGACCCGCATAGCCCAGATGATGAAGTCCTCGAGTAGTGTCATTGGTTCTTCTCGAAAAAGTAAACGCCCTTGAAACGCTTGGACACCTTCACGCTGGACAGCCAGCTTGGCGGTCGTTTCTTGCCGACCTTCTTCAGCCACTTGCTGGCCGTTGCTTCCTCGGTGAACCACCGGACTCGCCGATTCATCCATGCCGGCTTCCAGACCTGCTTCATGTCGCCGTTGACCAGTTGCCGCGCGAGCACGCGAACGTAGGCAGGCTCCTTGATGCGGCAGCGCCCGTTGAACTGCTTGGGCGCCATTAGGACCTTAACGATTTTCTCTTTGCGGGTGCCGTCCAAGAGGGCCATTCGATTCTCGATGACGTGCGCCACGAGCATTCCCAGGGCATCGTCATTCCCAGCTTCGCCGCAGATGATGTTGGCCACCAGCGACTCGGGGTCGCTCGGGTCAAGGGGCTTCGGAGAAGCCAAGGCGGCGAGAAGAAGTAGGGAGAACATCAATCACCTCACGGGTAAATGCGGCTTCGCCGCAAGTTCAAGTTCGCCTTGAGCACCGGTCCTCCACCGGCTTACGTTGTCGTGAGGTGTTCTTTAACGCTATCCAGCCCTCAAGTCAAGTCGCTTTAGAAAATATTTACTACTTAACGTCAGCTTGGACGTAGACCCCGAACTGGATGCGCTTGCCCTCTGGCTCGCGGATCACCTTCCAAGACCCGCGCTCGCTGTCCGGCCCCTTGGTGACGTACTCCAAGTAACCCTTCTTGATGAGCGCCTGGATGTGGGCGTTTGCCGCGCTTCGGGAGTTCATCTTGAACTCTTCCATGATGTCGTTGGTCGTGGCGTGCGTGTGGTACTTCACGATGAACTGGATCATGAAACGAAGGATCTCGGCCTGGCGTTCGGTCAGCCCGCTCATTGGTTGGTGTCCTTGTAGAGGGTGACGATGGCGGCGAGGACGTCCTTGAGCTCGGTCAGGTCTTCGCCGCGAACCCGCGCCTTGAACATGTACTTGAGCAGGTCGATGGCCTCTTGCCGCGCATCGTTGATGGTGTCGCGGCCGTCGTCGCTCATGAGGTACTGCCCGTACTTCTTGAAGCCAAACTCCGCCCGGGCCTGGACATCCGAGATGACGGTGCCAGAGTTCTCGATCTTCTCCTCAAGCCACTCCACGAGGAGCTCAGGAATCGGCTCGCCTTCGGCGCGCGGCAGAGGTTCAGGTTCGGCGATGGGCCCGCCCGAGGTCACCCAGCGAGCGGAGTCCTCAAGCTCTTCAACGGTTCGTCTGATCATGAGGTCCGGCACAATCGGGTGTTTGCCCAAGAAGGCGAGCCATTTGTAGTAGGTGGTGGTCGACAGGGTGCTGTTGCCCCAGGTGTTGCTCCTGTTGGCGGTTGCGACCATCGTCAGGGAAGGGCCACCGGCTTTGAGAGTGGCGAGTTGGATGCGCACCGTGGCCTTTGGCCGCTGGACGTACCAGAACCCACCGCGGCGCTCAGCTCTGCACAGGTGGAGCTGCTTGCGCCAGTAGTCGACGACGGAGTCTGCCGTCCAGTCCATCAGAAGTCCGCCTCAAGCTCCTCGAGCTTCTTGTTCACGTCATCGAGCTTACGCGTCAGGTCGAGGATTTCATCCTCGAACTCCCGATGCTGGCGTTCCTCGGCGGCAAGCTCGTCACCGAGGTACTTCACCTCTGACTGGAGGTCCTCGATGTCGGCTTGGAGGCTCTGCCGCGTGGGCTGCCCGACGAAGGCTTGGAGCGCATCACGAAGGCCCTCGACGTCCTCAAGACGGATGACGATGTCCGTGTCGGTGTGACCAAGCGTCTCGATGAGCTTGGTGAGGTTGTAGTCGTGCGTGTTCTCCGCCCACGGGAAGGTCGGCTGGTAGCTCTTCATCACTTGTTCCTTGAGATGTAGGAGTTCTTGTCGTTCGCCACGCGGTCTGGGTGGAAGTCGCTTCGGGTCCGGCCGAGATGGTCATCAACAGTAGACTGGGGCGCTGGTCCACCTTTCCGGTGCCAAACGTCCCGCGCCTTGCGCTCCGCGCAGAGCTTCAGGAAGAGTGCGTCGTAGTCCTTGCTGTCCACGGTCTGGACAGGTTTGGTCCGGTCGCGCTCCTGCTTAGCCTTGTAGGTGCGCTGGTTGAACATGTACGTCGGGATGCTCTTGTTGATGCGCGACATCAGCAGGTTGTGGACCGTCTCGGTGAACGCGATGCCGCGCTCCCGCTTCGAGAGGTCAACCAGCGCATCCCGGCAATCTTGGCCCACCGAGCACTCCAGGCGGCGAAAGCGCGGGTGCATGGGCTGCGTCCACGTCTTCATGTCCTGGGGGCGCATGATGTAGTTGTGGCTCTGCCGCGTCAGCCGAGGGTTGGGCAGGGTGTAACCCAGCTCTCGGAGTGCCTCGGTGAGCTCGACGATGATGATGCCAGCGGCCGACCAGATCTTCCCACCGCAGATAGTCTCCACCTGAATCTGGTAGATGCGCTCGCGGATGGCGTCGTCGGGCGTGATTCGGAACTTGCCGAGAAACAACCTCACGTCGCCACTCGTTTGAAACGAAGGCCGTACCTTTGTCTTTGCGTCCATACCGCCACGTCCAGCCTTGCCGAGGTCTCAAGCATCGACTCGCAGTACGCGAGTCGGGACTTCAAGACATTGATGTGCTCTTCGAGCGCCTCACGAAATCCAGTACCTTGCGCTGCGAGGTCATCAGCCGCCAAGGCCATGTAGACTTCGACGTTCTCCTTGTTCTTGAACACCCGAAACTGCAGGTCATCCTTCTGAACGAGCAGGGTTCCATGAACGAGGTTGTGCGTGAAGCCCGCTTGAGTGCAGGTCATCTTCAGCGTCATGCGACTCCTTAGGTTAGTCCCTAAAGAGTAACTGAGGCGTGTACTGCTGTCCAGCAGAAAGTCGGAGGTGTTGCGCGATTAGCATCGCGCAGGCCTCTGGAATGTAGTTGGTCAACGGTACAGGTTCTGGGTCACCGAAGTGCAGCGGGTCCACCCGAAGAAGGTGGGGCTCCGCGACGTAGCAGCCGAGCTTCGTCAGCTTCTCGATGGCCAGCCAGTCGTCGATCAGAATCCAAGGCTTGTTGGCGATGAACGAGAAGTCGTTCTCCTGCCGCGTGGTGAAGACCTTGTTGACGTGCTTGAGCAGGCCAACAGCCTCGAGCGCGCATCGAGCATAGATGGGGTCGGCCCCCGTGTAGACGTGGACCTCACCAAGTTCACGGAAGGCTTGAAGGGCGAGCTCGGCACCTGGGCGCACGAGTACTCGTTCCATGCGGAAGGACGAGACGACGGCACGCTCCGCGTGCTCAAGGCAGCGGGCCATGTGGTCGAGGCGCCCTTGCGGCAGACCACGATTTCTCGCACTCGTCAGGGCGGCGCGAAGACCTTCTGGTGTCTCCTGAAAGGTATCCAGGAGCGTGTGGTCCAGGTCGACGAAGATGATGTTCATGTGCTCCCCCAAAGTTGTGTGGAGGGTACATGATTAACCCCTGACCCTGCAGCCGCGGAGTGAGACGCGGAGGTGTCAGCCCTTTTCATCAGGGTCAGGGGGGGTGCCGATGAACCGCAACATTCGCCTCTTAGAGGCGCCTACACGGCGGTAGGCGGTCGATTCGATGACCACTCGTCAGGTCCGAACTTGGGCCTGCTCCAGTCGCCGAAGGTAGGCGCTACCTCCACCCTCTTTTGGCCGGGGCGGAACTTGCCAGCGACTGTCTTTCTTCTGCCGTCACCGCAGCATAGGGCGTTGCGGCCCTCGTTCTTGTCAGCCTACGCAGGAGGTTGTTGCGGGTCAACAACTTTTTTTGGAACACCTGGTCAACAGTCGTCTGGGTCGCGGCTTCTGGTCTTGGCGCATTGCTGGCACCGCTCATGGATGTAGCCGAACATGGACATCGTGGAGAATGCCCATTCATGGCCGGCCTGTTCACATTCTTCTATGAGCGCGTTGAACTGGGCCTCAAACCGGGCGCGATGGGGCGCCAAGAGTGCGTCGCGCTCCGCGCGTTCTTGGCGTTCGATCTCCAGACGACGGTTCCAGATGGTCTTGCTCATGTTCTCACTTGCTGTGGAAGCAGATCATTTTGAAGAGCTCTTGGGCTTCCTGCGGGTTTCTTTCAACCTGCTCCCAAGCGTGCTTGGACAGGTTCTCGATCTTCTTCAACTTCTCGCGAAGTCTAGTGATTTCATTCTCAAGTCCTACCACGTACTCAGTGCGTTTAGGATTCTCATGCGGAGCTGAGTAGGCCTGGAGAACTCCGGCCCTTCTGGAGTAATATGCCGCAAGAATCGAGTCTACGTCACGGTCATCTGGTTCCATATAAACTCCTACAGGGCCTCGCGCAGCGGGATGTTCTCGACGGGCTCTTCAAGTGCGAGTTTGACCCGCTGAAGCAGATCGTAGTCATGGGCTTGCGGGCAAGCGCGGCCAACGTCAAAGCCCGATTCGCCGCCGCACATCACGCAGGCAGGTGATTCAGGTCCAAAGACGTGACGGGCCAAGCTCCCTTGGACCTCGGTGAGAAGAGCAATCAGGTTGTTGTTGGTCATGCTGCACTCGTTTTCAACACCGCCCGTGCAGACTCCCGTAGAGTTTCTGGCAAGCGTGGTTTATTGCGCCCACAGACGCAGTTTATGTACGGATACAGGTCCATGATTTCGGTCAGCAGCGCGCAGGCTTGGCCGCTCTCCGCGCGGCTCTGGTATCGGGCAAAGTCGCGTTCTTTGACCGCAACATTGTGCATGGCGTTGGCGAGATCGAGCAGGGCTTGGAGTTCTCCGATTCGCTTTTCGTACCTCTGCGAAACCTCGCAGACCTCGCACAGCGACACGCTCTCGTGAATCTTGCGAGCCCCGCACTCGGGGCAGTCCTTGTAGTTGATCAAGTTATATCCTTATCTCCGCATCGGTACGCGATCCCGACATCTCGGATCGACAGGGCGTTCGGGAATACCTCTGCGACTTCGCGCATATTAGCGGCCAAGTAGTAGATTTGTCCGCTATCTGCAGCCAAGTAATCTTCACCGCACTTGACGGTGTTTCTCACCGCATTAGTGGCTGGAAGTTCCAGCAAGAACGCACGCATTTGGGTAAATACCATGCTCAATCCTCCACTCTAGTTTTTCTACAATAGTTACAGGCAAAGAACGCCTGCCCGCCGACACCCAAAGTCGTGAATCGCCATTCGTGCCCGCTCACGTCGCACTCGGCTTGCAGGGCCTCGTAAATCGGCCTGAACTTCTCGTGAATCGGATCGAGCGCGGCTTGACGTTCTTCACGCTCTTGACGCTCGATCTCAAGTCGCCGCTCCCATATTGATTTGCTCATGGGCTCACCAACTGCGAAAAGGGTTCAGCAGCACGCCGAAGAAGTCGGTGGCTTCGATCTTCTTGTAGTCCACCCTCTTTTTCTTGGCCTTATAGAACTTATCCCACTCTTCCTGTGGCCTAGTTGCGCCGATTTGACGGCTAACCTCGCCCTCGGCGTCAATCGCATAGTCGGTATGTGTTCCGACGTGCTGTTGGAACAAGGCATGGTTGGCGAGTTCAATCTTGGCTTGTTCGGGAGTGAGCTCCCAAGCGACCCAGTACTTCCGGTCCTCGGCGTAGATGGCCTTGCAGTAGAACACGCGCTCGAAGCACTCGAAGACGCCGGACAGGGGGCCGTCGTAGTAGTCCAAGTGGAACAACGGCTTGACGTCCCAGACATTCGAATGCTGGCCGTCGCGGCTGAGTATGTGGTGGAACCACGGCGGCGAGAGTTCCGTGACGTGCTTGGGGATGTCGGAGAGCTTCATCCCTGAGCTCCTGAATCGTTGGGCGCTTCCTTCATCGCCTTCTCCAAGAACTCGAGCCATTGAGCAAGAACTTGGCCGGAGGGTTGGTTGCCCATCTTGAAGCTGTAGTGGACCGTACCCAGCGCGTCGAACAGCCGATGTGCCCGAAGCCGCGCCGCGTCCCGCTCGCGTTCTGCCTTTTCGGCGCGCAGCGTGAGGCCGTGCATGGTTTCACGCCAATCGGCCTGTTCATGGGGCGCGGGGGAGCCGTTCGCCACGATTGCGAAGTAGCGGTTCGCGGTCTCTTCAGACAGCGGCTTGACCTCTTGATTCACCCACGCCCGAAGCGCGTTGAACCGCTGCTGATACCAGTCCACAGAGTTGTTGTGCCGGCTGGTCAACGCCTGGTCTTGGGCGGCGATTGCCTCGTCGAAGTTCTGCTTCTCTGCAGCCAAGTCTGCGCGCAGGTTGTTCACCGCGTTTTCGACGTGCATGACGGCGTGCTCGTATGACGAGTCGGACCAGTCGAATACGCGCGCAAGCAAGTCCAGCAACGACTTGAGACGCTGCAGTTCTTTATCGGCTTTGAGGTCGCGCACCGTCAGGTGCAGCTCGTCTGCCATCTGCCAGCCCCTTGATGCGCTGGCCTCGGAAGCGCGCAGGTCGTCGGCGGCGACCGCCGCAGCAGCGGCGGCGAGATGAAACGGGGTCCAGTAGCCGTCATCCATTGGAACGGCGACAGGTTGGTCGGGACCGTTCCAGCGCAGGCCATAGCGAGGTTGGCCATCTCCCTCAGGGGGGCGGGGAGGAAGTTCAGGCTGAATGCCGCGCAGTCTCTCGACCTCACGTTCCAGGCCAACGACGTACTCAGTCCGT